ACCGTGGCGGCGGCGGCGGAGGCGGAGGAGTAAGATCCTCTTTTCCAACTTGTGGTGGTCATTTAACAATGACACCAGGAACTTTTCCTATTACAGTTGGAGCTGGTGGATCTGGAGCCGGTGACAACCAAGTAGGCAATAAAGGTGGTGATTCAGTATTCTCAAACATAACTTCTACAGGTGGTGGCACAGGGGGATCATCTCCCTCTGCAACTAGCCCAGGAGGGGCTGGTGGATCAGGTGGCGGTGGATCCGGACCCGGCGGTAGTTCAGGTCCAGGTAATAACCCACCCACTTCAGATCCTGCAACACCCACTCAAGGTAATAATGGTGGTAACAATCCAGGCCCGTTGCCAGGTTTAAGACAAGGTGGTGGCGGAGGTGGTGGATCTGGTGGATCTGGTGGAAATGGTGGGCCAAGTAATGGTGGTAACGGTGGTAATGGAACTCAATTCCCAACTAGTATAGCTGTACCAAGTTTAGGATCTTCTAGAACTTTTGCAGGTGGTGGAGGAGGTGGCAGAGATGGTAGAACGGGTGGATCTGCAGGAAGTGGTGGAAACGGTGGTGCTTCTGGTGGTCAAACTGGAAATGGTCCAGGTACTGGTACAACAGCTGGACCTGCAAACAGTGGAAGTGGAACTGGCGGAAGAGGAGTTGATCCTAATGGAGGGACTTCTGGAACAGGAGGATCTGGAGCAGTTGTAATAAGATACAAATTCCAGTAATATAAAGTATGGCGCATTTTGCAAAAATAGATCCTGATACAAATTTAGTTTTAACAGTCAACACTGTTAATAACTCAGATTGTGTTGATTCAAATGGTGTTGAACAAGAATCTATTGGTCAAGCTTTTTTAGAGAAAAATGGTAATTGGCCAGCTGCTAATTGGATTAAAACTTCTTATAACACTAAATTTAATCAATATTGGATAAATGATGGTGTTGATTTAGGACCAGATCAATCAAAAGCATTTAGAGGAAATTTTGCAGGGATAGGTTATGAGTGGGATTCTACAAATCAAATTTTTTGGCCGGAAAAACCTTTTCCTTCTTGGGTTAAAAATATTTCTACGGCTCAATGGGAATCTCCTGTTGGACCAAAACCTAGTCTAACCTCTGAACAAACAAATAGCACAACCCATGATTATGTGCGACAATGGAATGAAAGCACTACATCTTGGGACATAATAGAAACTCCAAAACAACCAGCCCTTACATCAGAACAAGAAGCGGCAGGACAATATTACGATTATAATTCAGATAATAATAGTTGGGAGTTGCAAACCCCATAAAATTATATATAGTGGTATGTGGTATGCACAAGAAAGTATTAAGTGAATTAAATTTTTATTATGGCGATGTTAAAATGCCAAAAGGATTTGAAATCGATAGGGTGTCTTTAGCTATTGATATTTTTAAATCTGAAATCTGTAAAATGGATTTTAATTTTTCTAGACCTTTTGACATGTTAAATAAATACATCATACAATATTTTTACTTAAATTTTAAAAAACAAATTTTTAATACTTCATATTTTGGTAATATTTATTATCCAAATGAATCCTCTTTTCCTATTTTAAAATCAAAAGATTGTGACTATGTGATGTTATATTGTATTAAAATAGAACCTAATTCTTGTTATTTAAGAATATTTTATGATGATAATAACAACAAAGATAATTGGTGGGATATATCTCTTGAAGACAATAAATTTGTTATGATTCCAAGTTGTTTGGATTATTTTATTTCACATAATAAAAGTGACGATATGAATATTATTTTAACCATTAAATATACAGGTTCATAATGAATTTAAATAATTATTATTGGTGTTTTAAATCTGTTTTAACTCCTCGTTTTTGTGATGATGTTATTAATTATGCTAATTCACAAAAAGAAGTAATGGCTAGAACTGGTGATTTTGTAGATAGAAAATTAAATAAAGAAGAAGTTAAAAATTTACAACGTAAAAGAAAATCAGATTTAGTATGGTTAAACGATGCTTGGATATATAAAGAGGTAATACCCTATGTTAAAAAAGCTAATATAAATGCAGGTTGGAATTTTGAATGGGATGAATCTGAGCATTTTCAATTTACAAAATATAAACTAAATCAATTTTATGATTGGCACTGTGATAGTTTTAACAAAACAAATGAAAATGGTAAAATTAGAAAACTGTCTGTGACTTGTCAATTATCTGATGAAAAAGATTATAAGGGTGGAGAGTTAGAGTTTGATTTTAGAAACTACGATCCTTATATGAGAGACGAATCAAAACACATACAACAAGCTAAAAATATTTTAACAAAAGGTTCTATTATCGTTTTTCCTTCTTTTGTTTGGCACAGAGTTAAACCTGTAACAGAGGGCACTAGATATTCTTTAGTATTATGGAACTTAGGAAAACCTTATAAATAAAATGAACAAAGAAGAACATTTTAAAACACCTATTTGGTGGGAAGAAAAACCAGACTTTGTTAAATCACTTAATAAAGCATCTGATAAATATATTAGAGAGGCTAGAAAAAGAAATAAAAAAATTATAAAAGAGACAGGCGACTTTGGAATAAGTCATCACTCAACACAATTATTAGTTGATACCTCTTTTTGGGATTTTAGAAAATATGTAGGTTCAAGATCTTATGATTTTTTAGATGAACATGGATATGATATGAAATCATATGATTTAGTATTTTCTGAAATGTGGGTTCAAGAATTTGCTAAAAAAGGGGGTGGGCATCACAATGCACATATACATTGGAATCAACATGTATCAGGTTTTTATTTTTTAAAAGCTAGTGAAAAAACATCTTGTCCAGTATTTCATGAACCAAAGACAGGTGCACGTTGCACAAAATTAAAAATGAAACCAGAGTTAGTTAATAGTTTAAAGAATGGAATAGAGTTGTTAAACTTTGTTGCAAAACCTGGAGTGTTAATAATATTCCCTGGTTATTTAGAACATGAGTTTTCAGTTGATCATGGTAAAGAACCATTTAGATTTATTCACTGGAATATGACAGCATTTCCAAAAGGAATTATAAATAATGGTTGAGGTAATTGATAATTTTTTAGACAAAGAGTATTTTAAAGAAATACAAAACATTATGCTTGGAGGTGATTTTCCTTGGTATTATAATAGATATATAACTGATTCAAAAGATAGTGAAGATAAATATTATTTTACACACAATTTTTATGACAGTAAATTATATGTAAACAGTAATTACTTTAATCTACTTAGAAAATTTTTAAATCAAATAAAAAGTAAAAGTCTTATTAGAGTTAAAGGTAATTTATATTTAAGTAAGGGTAAAAAAGAGACGCATAGATTTCATAAAGATTATCCTTATAAACATAAAGGATGTCTTTTGTATGTAAACGACAACAATGGTTCAACTTATTTTAATAAAAAAGAAGTAAAACCTAAAGCTAATAGAATAGTGTTTTTTGATCCTAGTAAAGATCATGCAAGTAGTTTACCTACAGATGATAATAGAAGAATAAATATTAATGTTAACTATTTTTAAAAATGATTAAAGAACATAAATTTGCAGATAAAACTTTTATAGGAGGATGGTATATTTCTGAAAAGTTGTGTGATGCAATAATAAAATATTATGATGATAACGAACCTAATTGGAAACAAGGAGTGGTATACTCTGATGGTACTTCTTTAACTGTGAATAAAGAATCAAAAGATTCTACAGATTTACACATTAGCCCTATTTGTGAGGACGAGCCAATTGTTACATATAGAGAGCAACTTGATAAAATGATATCTTTATATGAAAAAAAATATTCTCAACTTTCATGTTATGAACCCTATAATGTTCATGAGTGGTATAACATTCAAAAATATAAACCAAAAGGTGGTTTTAAAAATTGGCATTGTGAAAGAAATTCTAGAACTCTTTCATCAAGAGTTTTAGTTTTTGCAACTTATTTATATGATATAAAAAATGGTGGGACAGAGTTTAAATATTTAAATACGACTGTGCCTTCAAAAAAAGGATTAACTGTTTTATTTCCAACAGACTTTACACATACCCACAGAAGTCAGATATGTAATGAAAAAAAAATGTTACTTACAGGATGGTTAGGATTTAACAATGAGTTTTAAAAAAAATAAATATTTAGTTATTAGAAATGTAATTAACAAAGATCTTGCTGCATTTCTTGCAAATTATTTTGTTATTAAAAAACAAGTATATGACACGTGTTTAAAAGCAAGATACATTTCTCCTTTTGAAAATGCTTTTGGTAGTTACGAAAAAGGTAATCAACAAGTCCCTGATACGTATGCTCACTATAGTGATATTGCCTTTGAAACATTAATGTTAAAAGTGCAACCTATTATGGAAAAAGAAACTAAATTAAAATTAAACCCTGCTTATACATATGCTAGAGTTTACAAAAAAGGTGATGTTCTTGAAAGACATAAAGATAGATTTAGTTGTGAAATATCTACAACTATGAACATAGGAGGAGACCCTTGGCCTATATATTTAGAGCCATCTGGTGATGTAAATAAAAAAGGTGTTAAAGTAAATTTAAATCCAGGTGATATGTTAATATATAGAGGTTGTGATCTAGAGCATTGGAGAGAGGAGTTTAAAGGCGAAGAGTGTGTTCAAGCTTTTTTACATTATAACGACATAAATACAGAGGGGGCAGATAAAAATATATTTGACCAAAGGCCCCATTTAGGTCTTCCATCTTGGTTTAGAGAGTGATATAGCATTATGATGGAGGCAGTGTACCACCACATACCACGCTGTCTCCTTTATAATGCTACTCGTTGATATTAGCATAATGATATAATATAATAGGGGTCTTATGTTACAAAAAATTGGATTTCAGCCAGGTATAAATAAACAAATCACGGCCACAGGAGCAGAGGGTCAATGGGTAGATTGTGATAATGTTAGATTTAGATATGGTATACCTGAAAAAATGGGTGGTTGGAATCAATTAGGAACTTTAAATGAGAACGAATTAACTGGTGCCGGTCGAGGATTGCATCATTTTATAAATAGTTTAGGTAGAAAGTATGCAATTATAGGGACTAATAGAATATTATACGCATTCTCAGGAGGTGTATTTTACGACATACACCCCATTCAAACTACAACCACACTTACAAATGCATTTAGCACAACTAATGGATCTCCAACTATAACTATATCCTTTTCTAGTGCCCATAATTTAGTTCCAGGAGACATACTTTTGATGGATAATTTTACAACAATTACAAATTCAAACTTTAGTGCATCTGATTTTGATAATAGAAAATTTATGGTTGTTACTACACCAACCAATGTAACAGCAACAATTACAATGGATTCAAATGAAAGTGGCTCTGGTGCTACAACATCTGGAGGTATTAGAATACAAAAATACTACACTGTTGGTCCAGCCGTACAAGCAAAAGGTTTTGGTTGGGGTCTAGGATCTTGGGGTGGTGAAGCAGCAGGAGCTATTTCAACAACCCTTAACGGAGCTCTAGGAGATAATGCATTTGGAACTGGAGGATCAGGAACATCTATTACGTTAACAAGCACAACAAACTTTCCATCTTCAGGAACTAATTTTATACAAGTTGGAACAGAAGAAATATCTTACACAGGTGTTTCAGGAAATGATTTAACAGGTATTACAAGAGCTGTTAGAGGAACTACCAGAGCTGCTCATAGTAATGGAGCCACTGTTAAAAACTCTAGTGATTATGTTGCATGGGGTGAAGCAGCATCAGGAGACTTGGTTCTTGAACCAGGGATGTGGTCACTAGATAATTTTGGTGATAAAGCAATTTGTTTAATTCACGATGGTGCAGTATTTTCTTGGGACTCTAGTTTGTCAAACGCAACAGATACAAGAGCAACTATTATAACCGGTGCACCAACTGCATCAAGACACATGATAGTATCAACTCCCGATCGTCACTTAGTATTCTTTGGAACTGAAACAACTATAGGAGATGCATCTACACAAGATAATATGTTTATTAGATTCTCGGACCAGGAAGACATAAATACCTACACACCAACTGCAACCAATACAGCTGGTACACAAAGACTGGCCGATGGATCACAGATCATGGGAGCTATTAGAGGTAGGGATTCAATTCTTGTTTGGACTGACACAGCTTTATTTACACAACGTTTTGTTGGTCAACCTTTTACCTTTGCGTTTGCACAAGTTGGAACAAACTGTGGATTGGTTGGACAGAATGCGTGCGTCGAGGTTGATGGTTCTGCATACTGGATGTCAGAAAATGGTTTCTTTAGATATGCAGGTAAATTAGAATCGCTACCTTGTTTAGTAGAAGATTTTGTTTACAACAGTATAAATTTAGAATCAGGTAATCAGATGGTATCGGCTGGATTAAATAATCTGTTCGGTGAAGTAATATGGTTTTATCCAGAAACAGGTTCTGCTGTAGTTAATAGAATGGTAACATATAATTATTTTGATTCATCACCACAAAGACCTGTATGGACAGTTGGTAGTTTAGCTAGAACAATGTGGCGTGACTCTGCTGTTTTTGGTTTACCACATGCTTTGGAATATGATGCAAGCACAGATACATCTTTTGATGTTGTGGGAAATACAGAGGGCAGAACAAGTTACTATGAACATGAAACAGGAACTGATCAAAATAGAAATGGTACAATAACAGCCATACTATCGAACATAACTTCTGGAGATTTTGACATAAGTCAAAGAAGAGGTATTACAGGTCAATCTACTGGTGTTGCAGACATCAGAGGAGATGGTGAGTTTATAATGAAAATAAGAAGATTTATACCTGATTTTATTTCACAAACTGGAGCTACTAGAGTAACACTAGAATTAAGAAATTTTCCTAATGATTCTCAATCAAGTTCAGCCCTTGGTCCTTTTGATATTACATCTTCAACACAAAAAGTTGATACTCGTGCTAGAGCTAGAGCAATTGCTTTAAAAATAGAAAACACTGCTGTCGATCAAAGTTGGAAACTAGGTACTTTTAGATTAGACATACAACCAGACGGACGTAGATAATGGCAAAGATAGTTCAAGTCTTAACAAGACCAAGTGAGCAATATGATCTTGGTACAGCAGAAGCACAAGTCAGAGACCTTGATGCTATTGTAGAAAAATTAAATACAACATTTCAACAAGAATTAAAAGATGAGGTAGAAGCTGAAAACTTCTTTATAAATTAATGGCAAATAGTTTTATAAATAAAAAGGTAGATTTAACTACAACAGATTTAACAAGTTTATACACAGTTCCAGATTTTAAAACATCTGTGGTAAAATCAATATTAGTATCAAATGATTCAGGGTCTAGTTGTAATTTAGATGTTACACTTGTTAATGCATCTTCTGCTATATTTAGTTTATTTAAAACTAAAGCAGTGGATACTAACACAACAGTAGAATTACTATCTCAACCATTAGTTATGGAGGAAAAAGAGATATTAAAAGTACAAGCTAGTGACGCGAATGAGCTGCACGTTATAGCTTCAATATTAGAGATACAGCCAAGAGAGGTAACAACGTAATGATAGAATTAAAACCAACAAAAGTAATAGAAAAAATAACAAATAAGAAAACAGGCGAAGAATATAAGGACGATAACGAATGGAAATCAAAGGGTATATCTCCAGAGGATATAAGAAAAGATGTAACTCTTATGATGCCTAGCCTTGATTTATTTGGAAAAACAAAATAGAATAGTACGATGGCCATTACAAGATCACAACAAGCGAGACAGATGTTAAAAACAGCAGGTGCTGTGGAGCAAGATGGAGTTTTAAATTACATAAAAAACTCTGAATCTGTAACTGTACCAAAAGAATTTAAAGCTAGAAAAAATGCACCAGCAACCAAACTAGCATACATCACGGCTGCTGAAGCTAAGATGTTAAAGAAAAAGAAACCAGGTACACCGCATAAAGGACCAAAAGGTATACCTAGTTATGATTCTTTTGATGCAGAGGGTAATTTTACGTCTGGTGCTGCTATGAGTGCTGCCGAAACAGGAGATAGATCTGATACAGGTAGAAGAGATGTTAGAGCTGAATTTGGACCTAAAGGTTTAGCACCAGGAGTTACTCCAAATGAAGTAAGAGATTTAAGATCTGCAGCTATCGCTGCAGGTGCAGGTCAAAGAGTCAATCCAGGTTTTTTTGATAGCAGAAATGTAATATCACCAGAGGAGTTGGCAAGAGCTAGAGCTTTTTCAAGAGACCCTAATAATTTATTTGCAAGACAAGCTATGAGAAGAACAAGAGGTGGAGGACTAGGTTCTTTCATTCGTGGTGGCGGATTTTTTGGAAATATAATTAGAAGTCTTGGACAAAGATTTGGTTTAGGAAAGAGATTTGATCAACCAACTTATGACATGTCTCAATTTAATAATTTAGGTTTATTTGGACAAGTGCCAGAAGACTTTGAAGACGATCCTAAAATATCTAATATAAGTTTTACAGCAAATGATCCTAATAATATATTAAATCAAAATATGATTATTCCAAGAAGCAAACCCGATACGAAAGGTTTATTAGAAGTGCCTGGAATAGAACTAACACCTTTTCAAAAAGATATTAAACAAGATGATTTTGAAGAAAGTTTACCACGGGATGTTCTTGACAATTTAATAGCTGAAGTAACTCAAAAAGATATTGATGCATCTAAAGCTAGAGGTTTTGGAAAGTTAGATCGTGACACAGCGGTTAGTTTAGGTTTAATTTCTCCAAATGTAACTGATTATGAATTTGAACAATTAAAACAAGGAAACATAACAGAACCAGGAATATATACAGCGGCAGACGGCGGTATGATAGGTGGAGGCATCATGGATGCTGCAGGTAGACAAAATTATTTTTTGGGCTCCCCTTT